ATGTATAAAAATATTATCGTAACTGGTGGAGCTGGTTTCATCGGTTCTAACTTTGTACACTATGTCTACAATAACCACCCAGATGTTCATGTAACTGTCCTTGATAAATTGACATATGCAGGTAACCGTGCTAACATTGAAGCTATTCTTGGTGATCGTGTTGAGTTAGTTGTTGGTGATATCGCTGACGCTGAATTGGTAGATAAATTGGCTGCCAAAGCGGATGCTATTGTTCACTATGCGGCTGAGAGCCACAACGATAACTCATTGGAAGATCCAAGTCCATTTATCCATACAAACTTTATCGGAACTTACACTTTGCTTGAAGCAGCTCGTAAATACGATATCCGTTTCCACCACGTGTCAACTGATGAAGTTTATGGAGATCTTCCACTTCGTGAAGACCTTCCAGGACAGGGTGAAGGACCAGGTGAAAAATTCACTGCTGAAACAAAATACAATCCATCATCACCTTACTCATCAACTAAGGCAGCTTCTGACCTTATCGTTAAGGCATGGGTACGTTCCTTCGGTGTGAAAGCGACCATTTCGAACTGTTCAAATAACTATGGACCATACCAACACATCGAAAAATTCATTCCACGTCAAATTACAAATATCTTGGCAGGAATCAAACCAAAACTTTATGGTGAAGGTAAAAACGTCCGTGACTGGATTCATACTAATGATCATTCTACAGGAGTATGGGCTATTTTGACTAAGGGTCGTATCGGTGAAACATACCTTATTGGTGCCGACGGCGAGAAAAACAACAAGGAAGTTCTTGAATTGATTCTTGAAAAAATGGGTCAACCAAAAGACGCTTATGATCACGTAACTGACCGTGCTGGTCACGATCTTCGTTACGCTATTGATTCTACAAACTTGCGTGAAGAACTCGGCTGGGAACCACAATTTACAAACTTTTCAGAAGGTTTGGAAGAAACTATTAAGTGGTATACAGAAAATGAGACATGGTGGAAAGCAGAAAAAGATGCTGTAGAAGCCAAGTATGCTAAAACTCAAGAAGTGATTAAATAAAACATTAAAAAACCTTGTCATATCAACGTTTGTTGAAGATGTCAAGGTTTTTTCTTGTGTTTTGGGGCATTTTTGGGGCATATTATAGCCGATTTAAGATGTCGACGACTTCATTTTTCATGCTTTTCGTGACGTGGGTATAGATTTGTTGAGTAGTTTTCGAGTCAGCATGTCCAACTCTATCCATGATAGTTTTTAAGGGCACTTTGTTTTCTGCAAGGCGACTCACCAGGGTATGACGGAAGATGTGGCTGGTGAGTTCTTTTTGAATCGGTTTTTCTAGTCTCTTATTTGCCGCTCTGATAGAGGTGTTGAGGGCGTTGTCTTGAATAGGAACACCATTTCTGGAAATGAAGATGTAGCCCATGTCCTTGTAATTAGGATTAGTATTTTTTTCAAGAGCATTAATTTTCAGTATATCCTGAATAATTTCTTTTTCACGTTTGGTTATCAATGTTTCACGCCAACTGGAATTTGTTTTAGGGGTGGTTTTGATAGCGTTTCTATAGCCATTTGAGGTGTAGTCAAGAGTTCCGTGGATTTCAATGATATCATTTTTGATATTGTCTGGCTGTATAGCTAGAGCTTCTCCAATGCGGCAGCCATTTAAGCTCATAAATTCTGCCAGATAAGCCATTTTAATCGATCCTTTACGTCTATACATTTCATCTAATAGCCTTTTGAGTTCATCTTTTTCTAAAAACTTCTGGGCAACGTCTTCAAAGTCTTTGATGGTCTTAACAGGTTTTGCGAGTTGGGTACTAATAACTGGATTGATTGAGACATACTCTAAAGCGATAGCGTAGTCGAAGGTTTGTTTGAGCAGCTGCCGTGCTCGTTTACGTTTGTCATAACTACCTGGTATTTTGTCGATAATACTTTGCAGGTATTTCGTGGTTATCTTGGCAATCATCACTTCTGGATCAATTAAGTTTCGCAATTCTCTTATTCTAAAATCAAGAGAGCGGACAGAAGTTGATTTGAGTGATTTCTGATGATGTTCCCACCATTCGTTCATGACATCTAGTAGGTAGGCATCGGTTGTGGTAAGACTTGTTAAGATTTTAGATATTTTTTCGTCAAGATATTTTTGGGCTTCTTTTCGTATTCGTGGCGTGTCTTTTTCCATAAGGACAGAAGCTCTGCACCACTTGCCAGTATACGGGTGTTTGTACCGTTCTACAAAATTTACTTTTCCGCTTTTGTGTTTTTCTGACCACATTGTTTTTTACCTCATTTTCTGTTAAAATAGGTATAGTAAAGAGACCTACTGCGAAGCAGGTTTTTACTATACTAGATTTGCCTCACGCTCGCACCGACCAAAATTTGAGCGTAGGGCTTTTTTTATTTTACTTGATTTTCTCAAATACCATTGTAGCTTGTATTCTATCTCCGCCACCAAATCCTTTACTGCCACCATTTGATGTGGTAATAGTGTGTAGGCGATATCCTTTTTTTGCTTGCTTATTAATAACATTTTCAAGTTCAGTTAAATTTCCTGAGTCTGTTCCTATAAGCTTTTCTTTTAGTGTAACTTGTAGCACAACATATTCATAATTTTCGCCAGAAGCAGTCGAAACAGTACTAGCTTCTTTTACATTGTCCAAAAATCCCATGATAATCTCCTTTAACCTATTAAAGTATAATATTCATCAATTACCATTTTTTCATCGGCAATTGTTTTTAACTTATATTTTTCCATGAAACGAGCATAGTTGAATTCATTTACATTGTCTAAATAAGATAGCTCTTCTTTTAGCAAGTGATGAATCATATTTCTGTCTGCTTGTAATTCACACAGTTCTCTATTTAGTTCATACTGTCGGCTGGTATGCTCTTTATGACCGATTTCATGATATATTGCTTTCTTTTTTTCATGATCATCAAGATAAGAGCCGATACCAATAACTTTGCAGTTATGATTAGCAAACGCTTCTTTATCTGTGCCGCGGTTATCATAGAATAAAAGCTCATAACCGTGACCTTTGACATACTCTTGAAGTGATAAGTCCATAGTTAATCTCTATTCTTGAATCTTTGTTCTAAGACAGCTGCAATGAGATCAATATCATCATCGGTAAGTGGTTTTCCATCATAAGACATTGACTGAGCAGCTATCTCTTTAAAGTCTATTGTTTTTTGACTAGTGGTGCCATTAGCAATAGCAGGATTATCAGTGCGACCAAGCAAATAATCTGTTGAAACATTGAAGTAGTCTGCTATTTCAGCAATTCTTTCAGCGTTGGGTTTTTGAGTTTTCAACTTATAGAGTGTATTTCGGCTATATCCTAAAGTTTCCTCTAGTTGAATAAGTGTAATTCCACGCTGCTTGCACAATTCTTTGATTTTTTCAAACGTCGGAAACATTGATTTATCAACCTTTCTAAGTCATGACAAAAAATATTTCAACTTTTTGGGTGAAAAATGTTGACAATTCAACCAAATGGGTGTATCATATTTTTTGTAAGCAAGAGATAACTAAAAAAACAACTAAGCAAACAACTATAAAACAGTTTTGGCGAACGAGTTTAAGTTGATTTGTTAAGGTTCTTTAATATGCTTTAATTCTAACTTTTTAGGTGTGAGTTGTCAAGTGGTCATATACTAAAAAGTTGAAAATTTAGTTATTTCTTGTTTACAAATTTTAAAACAAGGAGGAAAAATGAAAAAAAACATCGTTGATCTACAAAAGCGTAAAGAGCATTTTCAGTGGGTCGCTGATAGCTTAGAGGGGAAAGAAAACGAACTTTACGTGGAAAGAGATTGGTACGACAATCCGACTCTTATTTCCAAAGAGGATGCAAAAAAAGAAGTAGAGCAAATACGACAAGAACTTATTCTACTTCAAAATAAATCATTTATTGAATATATTTTGCAATTATTGCACCAACTATTCCACCGACAATAAGGTTGATTATACCGATTATCACTTTTCCTGAGATTGTTTCTTGAAAAGTGGAAAGTAATCCAGATAGGTTAGTTCCTCTCATTTTCCATTTAGGGGTGTTAGTTTTTAAATCATCGTTGATAGCTAAAGTGAGGAATGTTGAAAAGCTATTGACCTTGCTTGATGTTGACATACTTAGTTCATGGTATTGTCTCGAAGAGAAAGCGTCAGCTTCTTGTTTACCTGTCAGAAAACGACGTGGGGTTAGATTGTTCAATTCAAGTAATTTTTCAATATGCGGATTGTCAATATATCCTCCACCGTACATCTTTTTAAACAGATAGGCTAAATCGATCTTTTTGTCATCATCAATGATTATTGGTGTGCCGCCTAGAACTTTGAATCGCTGCTCAATAGCATGAAAGCCAAAGACAGTATCTCTCATATTCCAGTGAATCCAATTTTTGTCGGTATTTCTGTCAACAAATGTGAAGAAATCTGTTAACAGCTCTTTTTCGATAGTTTCATAAGTATCATCAGTAATTGGGGTATCTAATATCTCGGAGTACTGATGAATGGAAAAGTTGTTGGTTTGGGCATTATTGAATTGACGAACTGAAATGGAAGCTATTCTAGGACTTTTACCACCTAGATTATAAAAACTTTCGCAGGAGTAATGGATAATCAGATATTTTTCTGGTCGTTCTTCAATACTTTTAAGGATAGTATTAGCGTATTTATAATCAGAGTATCGAGACATTTTTACCTCAAGTTTTTATTTTTATTATATCAGAAAAGAAAGGAGAAAATATGCCAGATATTGCAGTTGGACGAGAAAAAGTTGTTACCTTCCTAAAAAGTAACAATATCAAGAAGAGTGATTTAGCAGCAGCCTATGGTCTCAATCGTCAAGAGGTCACTAACATTCTTAGTGGCTCAACTAGAGGACCAAAGGCTAACCAGTTTATTCTGCGAGTGATTGCAGATTACAGCATTGAGTAAATGCAAAAAAAAGGAACTGATTGCAGTCAGCCCCTTATCAAAAATTCTACTTACATTATATCACAGATTGGAGGTAAGAAATGCCAAAAGCTGAATTAGTTTACAGACCAGCTAAGCAATCTGAAAAAGCAGAAGCTGGTGACTATGAACACCTTTGCCAAATCTGGGAAGGTTTAACAGTCGGAACGGCCAAGGTTTGGGCGGCAGAAATGAGAGATCACCCAGATTTTAAACAATTTATCAATAATCCAACGCATAGAATTGTATTCATTGATTACGAAGGTTTCCGTTTATTTGTTAAATGGAAAAGTCGTAACCGCTATAAACCCAAGAAGGAAACCCTGGCAGAAATGCTTGAAAATATTAAATTCGAAAAAAGAGTAGGAGCATAACATGAACAAATTAGAATTATTTTTATTAGTAACAACTGTTGCTTTAGCAATTGTTGCCAGGATACAATATGAAGTCATCAAAAAACACAACTCGCCAGAGAATAAGCGAAAAATTTTTAGGGAAGTAGCTTTAGAAAACAGCAAGAAATGGAGTGCAGAACGTTATGTCTAAATGGGAATTACAAAAACAACTACTGGAAAATGCGACAGATTTTGAGAGCACAGTTGAGGCTTTACTTGACTTAAACGAGTCTGGCGAAATATCTGATCTGGAACTCTTACTGAACTTAAAGGATAAATTCAGAAGCTATTCCAAAGAAAAAATACGTATCCTTAATGAAATTCTCAAGCTAGGAGGTGCAGAATGATGACAACTTTTGAAAAGATTATTAAGAAAATTAATCGGATTGAGGGGGAGTTAGTTAAACCTGAAGCTGAAAGACGAGATAGCTTACCTATCCTATCTACTCAGTTGGGTTCTATTAAACAAGATTTAAAATTGATGCTTTGGATTGAGCTACTGACGTTAAATGACGTAGAGAGATATGAAGCTCTTTATCAAGGAAATGATTTTAAATTCAGTGAAACTTTCTTAGAGCGTCAAGCGACGAGAAAAGCCTTTTGGAGACGATTAGCTAAAGAAACTTTCAAAGAAGACCAGGATAAGAGGAACTTTGTTAAGTTGGCTGAGAAAGAATTTAAAGGTGCAACTTTGTCATGGCAAGAATTTTTGTGGGGTAAAAAGAAATGAATATATCACTAAAATTTATTGATGAAACCCTAGCTGGCTTAAATGATATTTTACGTCAGGGGGGGGCTCTTGCTCCCAAAACCAAGCCTTAGCAGACGCAGTTTTTATACTAACAGCTTTAAAACAAGTAATTGAGGAGAGAAAATGAACTATTTAGAATACGCACTAGTTTATCTTGAACGTGAGTTAGAAATTATTGATAACGAAGTTATCGAAGTTGAGTTGCCGGGCGGAGATTGGGAGTTTGTGCCTAATCCCTACTACGAGAAAGGTCTACATGATAGCCCACACTATCGTAGTCAGGTTGCTAAAGACATTCTTGATATTAAAGGACTTTTGGGGAGGTGAGGCTATTGATTGCATCAAAAAAGACGGCTTAGGAAACCGTCAACAATTATACACAATTAAATTATAACACAGAAAGAGAGAAACACAATGATTGAAGTAACTTTTAAAGCAGAGAGCATGGCAGGTGTTTTCGATGCTATGCGTGAAGCTCTGGATATGCCGAAGACAGTAACCAAGGATGTTGTTGAAGAAAAACCAGCTCCTAAAAAGAAAGAAGAGTCTGTAACTTTGACATTAGCTGATATTAAGAAAATGGCTAAAGCCAAGGTTGAAGAAGGGAAGTCAAAGGACATCAAGGAAGTCTTGAAAGAGATGAACGTCGCAAAAGTTGGTGAACTTGAAGAATACCAGTTTGCTGAGTTTGTTGAGAAGTTGGAGGCCCTCTAATGCCAGTAGAAAATCACGCACTACTGTCTGCTTCTAGTGCTCACAGATGGCTTTATTGCCCTATGCTGCCGAGATTAGAAGCAGACTATCCTAGCCGCGATACCGTATACACTCAAGAGGGCACAAGCGCCCATGAGCTTTCTGAAATCAAACTGATGTACAAGTCTGGTAAAATCACCAAGCGTAAATTTAACACGTTAACCAAGGCTTTTAAGGAAAACTCAGACTTCTACAACGAAGAGATGGAAGAGATGACGGAACTTTACACAGATATTGTTATGGAGCACCTAAATGCTTATGAGAACGCCGAAATTGAACTTGAAAAACGGGTTGATTTTAGCGACTGGGTGCCTGGCGGTTTTGGGACTTCGGATGTTGTCATTTTAGCGGATGGGGTCATTGAAATTATTGATCTTAAGTATGGCAAGGGCATGCCTGTGTCTGCTAACCAAAACCCACAGATGGGGCTGTACGCTCTAGGAGCTTATGCTTCCTACGATATGGTTTATGACTTTGACCGTATCAAAATGACCATTATTCAGCCACGTTTAGATTCGGTTAGTTCTGTTGACATTTACGTGGAGGAGTTACTCTACTGGGCGGATAATGTTGTCTTGCCTATGGCCGCTCAAGCAGACGCAGGCATTGGTGACTGGAACCTAAGTGAAAAAGTATTGCAGTGGTCTCCTGTCGCAGCTAAATTGGTACCAAGAGCGCAAGAAAATTGGGAATTAATTGATAAATATGACTATCAGGAGCCTGTCTATTTATCTGATGAAGCCGTCGCAGAGATTCTTGACAAAGCCTCAGCTATCAAGAAGTGGGTTGAGTCAGTTGAAGCCTATGCCCTGAAAGAAGCACTCTCGGGAAAAGAAGTTCCAGGCTATAAGATTGTTGAAGGTAGAAGTAATCGAGTCATCACTGATAAAGACAAAGCAATTGATATTTTACAAGATAACGGCTTTGACGATGAGATTTTTAAACCGAAAGAGCTGTTAGCAATGGGAACTCTTGAAAAGTTAATAGGTAAAACCACTTTTGCTGATTTATTAGCAGAAGTAATTGATAAACCACAGGGCAAACCTGTCCTTGTTAAAAATAGCGACAAGCGACCCGCATTAAATAGCTTAGAACAAGCAATTAAAGATTTTGAATAGGAGAAATTATAATTATGACACCAAACACAACTAAAGTAGTAACCGGAAAAGTACGCCTAAGCTATGTAGCTTTACTAGAGCCTAAAGCCTTTGAAGGTCAAGAGGCTAAGTATTCAACAGTTATCTTAATTCCAAAAACAGACAAAGTCACAATCAAGAAAATTAAAGACGCGCAGAAAGCTGCTTATGAGGCTGCCAAGGACAATAAACTCAAAGGGGTTAAATGGGAGCGCGTTAAGACAACGCTTCGTGACGGCGACGAAGAAATGGATACCGAAGAGCACCCAGAGTACGCTGGACACGTGTTCATGTCAGTGTCAAGTAAAACTAAGCCACAAATCATTGACAAGTATAAAAACCCCGTTGACTCAGCGGATGAAGTTTACTCTGGCGTCTATGCTCGCGTATCACTTAATGCCTATGCTTACAACACAGCGGGAAATAAAGGAATCTCTTGCGGATTAAACAACGTCCAAATTGTTGCTAAAGGAGACTACCTTGGCGGCCGTTCGTCAGCTGATGCAGATTTTGACGAGTGGAACGAAGAAGAGGACGAAGACGACATTTTATAGTAGAGGGCCTCTTTAGAGGCTCCTCATTTTTAAAGGAGAGGTATGAGACATTTAAATATTGATATTGAAACCTATAGTTCGAATGACATCAAAAATGGGGTTTACAAGTACGCTGACGCAGAAGATTTTGAGATTTTACTTTTCGCTTACTCTATAGATGGCGGAGAAGTAGAGTGCCTTGATTTGACAAGGCAGTCTCTACCTGAAGACATCAAAGATATGTTATTTGATGATAAAGTCCGAAAGCACGCCTTTAATGCCCAATTCGAAAGAGTTTGTCTCAGTCGTTACCTCGGTCTACCTTACTATCTAGATCCTTGCCAATGGCAATGCACCATGGTGCTGGCCCAAGAGTTGGGGCTGCCTTCAAGCTTGGAAAAGTGTGCGCTGTATTTAAAATTAGTGCAGGAAAAAGATACCTCGGGTAAAAACTTAATCAGATACTTTTCCCTGCCTTGCAAACCAAGTAAAGCTAACGATGGGAGAACTAGAAATTTACCAGAACACGCCCCCGAAAAGTGGCAAATGTTTATTGACTACTGCATCCAAGACGTTGTTGTTGAGATGGCAATTGCCGAAAAACTAGAGTCAGTTCCTGTGCACGACCGTGAATGGGACTACTACGCATGCGACCAGAGAATCAACGACAGAGGCGTGGCGCTTGATAAAGAGTTAGTTGCTTCGGCCTTGTATTGCAAAGATGTTAAGATGGAAAGTTTGTCTGGTGAACTAAAAGCTCTAACAGGACTTGATAATCCTAATAGCAGGGCGCAGTTGTTACCGTGGCTAAAAGAACACGGTTATTCGGTTAATGGTCTGACTAAAGCGGATGTTGAGCAGGAGCTTAAGACGGCCGAAGGAGAACTTAAGAGAGTTTTAGAACTTAAACTACAAACCGCTATGTCAAGTCTAAAAAAATATGAAGCTATGGAAAGAGCTATGTGCTCAGACGGACGAGTTCATGGACTACTTCAGTTTTACGGAGCTAGCAGGACAGGAAGATGGGCGGGCAGAGTTGTCCAAGTACAGAACTTAGCTAGGAATTATATAAAGGATCTAGATGATGCTAGAGAGTATGTTAAAAAGCGTGATATTGATGCTGTGGAGATTTTATACGATAGTCTTAACGACACTTTAAAGCAGCTAGTAAGAACGGCACTCGTGGCCAAAGACTGCTGTACCTTCTACGTCTCTGACTTCTCAGCGATTGAGGCTAGGGTGATTGCGTGGTTTGCCGGAGAGCAGTGGAGGCTTGACGTGTTTTCGACGCACGGAAAAATCTATGAGGCATCCGCTAGCCAGATGTTCGGAATTCCAATTGAGGAGATTGATAAGGAACTACGCCAAAAAGGCAAAATCTCAGAGTTGGCACTTGGCTATCAAGGAGGTCCTGGAGCGCTCAAGCAGATGGGAGCTCTAAATATGGGAGTCAAGGAAGAAGAGCTCCAAGGGCTAGTTGATGACTGGCGCAGGGCCAATAAGAAAATCGTCCAATTTTGGAAAGATGTGCAGAGAGCCGCCATCAAAGCTATCAAATCGAGAGCACCAATAAAACTTGGAAAACTACGATTTAGATACCGTAAAGGTTTCCTCTTTATAACATTGCCTAGCGGTAGGAACTTAGCTTATGCAAGAGCCAAGGTTGAGCCAGGCGACTATGGAGACAAAATCGTCTATGAGGGCCAAGGAGATAAGGCCTACTTCACAGCGCAAGAGACTTACGGCGGTAAGCTTGTCGAAAATATCGTTCAGGCGACGGCCAGGGATATTCTAGCTGAAGCGCTTCTGAGGATTGAAGCTGCAGGCTATGGTGTTGTTTTCCACGTTCATGATGAGGCTATTATCGAAGGCTCAGGCCTGACAATCGAAGAAGTTAATGATTTGATGGCTCAGGCTCCTGAATGGGCGGAGGGTCTTCCTTTAAATAGCGAAGGCTACGTAACAAAGTATTATATGAAGGATTAGATAGATGAAGCAAGAAAAACTAATAGTAAAGTCTTCTCCTCTGCAAGAGCTTCATATCGCAACGGGTAATTCACGAACAGCTAAGCCGTGGAAAAATATTACGCTAACTTGGCAGGAGCTGGTTGAGAGGTTAGAGAAACCTACAGTCACCCAAGAGACGTTTGCGGAGTACCAGAAGATGTCTCGAGCAGAAAAAGGGCAAGCAAAAGACGTAGGAGGTTTTGTCGGCGGGTGGCTAAAGCAGGGTAAACGGAAAAACGAAAATGTTCAAAGTAGGTCCTTGGTTGCGCTTGACGCAGATAGCCCAAGTAAAGATTTCTTAGATAGGCTAGACCTGCTTGCAGACTATGCATACGTACTCTACAGTACTCACAGCCACTCAAAAAAAGCTGCTAAGTACCGTCTTATTATCCCTACTGACCGTTTAATGATGCCTGATGAATATGAGCCAGTCGCTAGGTACTTGGCTAATCAACTAGGCATGTCGAACTTTGATGACACGACTTATCAAAGTGTGCGTTTGATGTTCTGGCCGAGCCACTCGAGAGATGCTGACTTTACGTTTAAATATAACGATGAGGCTTTTCTAAGTGTTGATGAGGTGCTTGATACATACCCGGACTGGCGTGACTCAAGCTTCTGGCCAGAAAGCCCGACGCACGCTGTTAAAAGACAGCGTGAAGCTAAAAAACAAGGTGACCCACTTAGTAAAAAAGGGCTTATTGGAGCCTTTTGTCGTAACTATGACATTAGACAGGCCATTGCAACGTTCTTGCCCGAGGTTTATGAAGAAGGAACGACTCCTGATAGGTACACCTACACTGAGGGTTCAACCGCAAATGGCTTAGTCATCTATGATGAAGTCTTCGCTTATAGCCATCACGGGACAGATCCCGTGGGGGATACGCTTGTAAATGCATACGACCTTGTTCGTATCCATAAATTCGGAGAGCAAGATAGCGAGGCTAAAGATATTACTCCTACTAATAAGTTGCCATCAAGTAAAGCGATGAATGCTTTTGTCTCTGACTTACCCGAAATTAAAGACTATTTAATGGCGGAGGCTTTAGGCGATTTTGATGAAGAGTTACCAGTCGAAGATGACAGAAGCTGGCTTGAAATTGATGAGAGGGGCGAACCTGAGGTCAATAGTTATTTGCTAGCAACGCAGATTATTAAGGAGGTTCCGATTTATTGGGACGGCTTAGAATTTTTACGCTACGACGCTAAAAAAGGCATCTGGTTGCCAAACGCAGAGGAGTATTTGAAGAGTTATATCTCAACTAAGAAACTCGGTAAAATTACTAAGATTAGGCACATTAGCGAAACCGTCGTAGCGATTAAGGCACAGGCTTTCTCAAGCGAAGTGTTTACTGAGAGCGATCTTAACAAGATAGTGCTAGCGAACGGAGTCTATGACTTGAGGGATAACAGTTTTAAGACTAAGTTTGATCCAGAATTGCATGCAAGGTCAAGCCATCCCGTTGTCTATGACCCCGAGGCGGCCTGTGAAACCTTTGAGGGTTTTCTTAGGGAGACCGTCGGAGCTGAAAATATAGATTTCATCTTTGAGTGGTTCGGCTATAACTTTTATCGCGAATATGCTATCCAAAAAATGCTATTCATCTACGGCAGCGGCGGTACTGGTAAATCAACACTGATTAATATTTTACGTGAAATGATAGGTGCTGATAATTACTCAGCCGTGACACTGCAGTACCTGATGCAAGAACGCTTTGCAAAAATCGGCTTATATCGAAAGACTGCTAACTTCGATACCGATGCTAAACCTCAATACTTAGCAGATGGCGCAACACTTAAAATGTTGACGGGGGAGGATACTATTCACGCAGACCGTAAGAATAAAGAGCCGATTAACTTTTACAATTATGCTAAGCTGTCTTTTGCCATGAATGAGCTCCCACCTATGCGAGATTTCAGCGGAGGACTTAAACGCCGCATGATGATCCTCGAGATGGATAAGGTTTTAACGCAGGAAGTTAAGGCGAAATACCCGCTAGATAAGATTATGAGCGAGGTGCCAGGTATCTTTAATAGGGCGATGGAGGGGCTTAGAAAGGCCTTAAGTAAGAGAGATTTCAGTATTAGTGCCAGCATGAGATCAAGTGTCGAGAAATGGGAAAAAGGCAACGATGTCGTGGCCATGTTCCTTGAAGACGAGTGTGAACTTGGTGAAGACTTCAAAGTTCCTGTTAGGGATGTCTACCCAGCCTACAAGTTCTATTGTCAGGATTCAGGCTACAAACCTTTGGCAAAAAATGCATTTAACCACCGACTAAGAGAGTTAAGTTATGAAAATAAAAACGTTAAATCTGGAGGAAAGCAAGCCAAAAATTGGGTCGGTTTTAAGTTAAAAAGTGAGTTTTAGGGGTTACTTTTTTGGGATTAGAGTTTGGTAACCCTAGAAAAAAGTTACCAAGTTACCGGTTTTTCAAACTTTAAAAATAAAAAATTTAAAAATAATTTTTAAAAAATCAAAACTGAATTGGAAAAATCGGTAACTTAGTAACTCGACCCTTAGAAATGGGTTCGAAAAGTAGCCCTGGTAGCTTTTTGGTAGCCCTAAGAAACCTTTCATAGCAATAGCTTAGCCCCTATGGTTACCAATCTACCACTTTTCTTCTATTAACTTAAATATAAATATAAAAAATAAATATATATAAAATAAGGCATATATAAAACACATATATAAAAAAAGAGAAAATAAGTTGAAAAAAACGGTAACCCTGACCTTTATTGACCAAAGGAGGAAAGATGAGGACTGAAAAAGACATTGAAAATTATTTGAAAAAGAAAACAAAAGGGCTGTGTTTAAAATTTGCAAGTCCAGGGACGATAGGAGTGCCTGACAGAATTGTTGTCATGAACACGGGAACCTTTTTTGTAGAGGTCAAAGCACCTGGTAAAAAACCAAGACCCAGCCAAGTTGCCATGCACAAAAAAATAAAAGAGGCTGGGCAGCACGTTTGGGTTGTTGACTCCTACGAATCAGTGGACATAGCCTTAAAAGAAATGGAGAACTGGGTGTGAGACTGCACGAGTACCAAGAATACGCTAAGACATGGATAGTAGAGCACCCTTATTGTGGCCTTTTACTTGACATGGGTCTTGGTAAAACGCTGACAACACTATCGGCAATAGATGAGATTCAAAATATTTTTTCCGAGGATCATAAGATTTTAATCGTAGCCCCTAAAAAAGTGGCGGAAGAAACGTGGTCAACGGAGATTGGGAAATGGCATTTTGATTTCACCTACTCTAAAGTTTTGGGGAGTGAGGGAAAACGAATTGAAGCCTTAGAAACAGAAGCCGATATCTATTTGATTAATCGTGAGAATGTTACTTGGCTTGTTGAATACTACAAGACTAAATGGCCGTTTACCTTTGTGGTTATTGATGAGCTGTCAAGCTTTAAGTCTAGTAAGTCAAAACGGTTTAGGGCTTTGCGAAAAGTTAGACCGAAAGTCCAACGCCTTGTAGGACTAACAGGAACCCCAGCGCCTAACAGTTTGATTGATTTGTGGCCGCAGATTTATCTGATGGACAGAGGCGCCAGGCTTGAGACGAGCCAGACTCGATTTAAAGACAAGTATTTTGTTCCTGATAAGCGTAATGGCCTAATCATTTACAGTTGGGCACTTAGGGATGGTGCAGAAGCAGAAATCTATAACAAGATTGAGGACATCTGTGTCAGCATGAAAGCTAAAGACTATCTCAAGTTACCGCCGCGAACCGACAACGTTGTATCAGTTAAGTTATCTAATATGAAAGCCTACAAACAGCTTGAAGCTGATTTGGTGTTGGAGTTTAAGGATAAGGAGATATCTGCGGCTAACTCTGCGGTTTTGGCTAATAAATTACTTCAAATGGCTAATGGCGCTATCTATGATGATGATAAAACAACAGTTGCTATACACGACGACAAACTTGACGCGCTTGAGAATGTCGTTGAAGAAAGCCAAGGCCAGCCAATCTTAGTTTTTTACCAGTATCAACATGATCTTGAAAGACTTAAGAAACGATTCCCTCAGGCTGAAGAGTTGACGTCAGTTGACAAGTGGAATTCCGGAAAAATACCAATTCTTCTGTGTCACCCACAGTCAGCCGGGCATGGGCTTAATCTGCAAAAAGGAGGGCATATTATTGTTTGGTTTGGGCTAACATGGAGTCTTGAATATTATCAACAAGCTAATGCCAGATTAGACAGACAAGGGCAGACAGAACCCGTTATTGTGCACCACATTGTTGCAGAAAATACAGTTGATGAAAAAGTACTTAGGATTTTACAAGGCAAAGAAAAAAATCAGAACGCCTTACTTGAAGCAGTTAAGGCGCAGTTAGGAGTCTAGATGAAAAAAGAATATGTCGTTAGAATCTACACGGGTAGAGAAAAGAATTTTGAGGCAAAACCTCAGTTTGAAGAGAAAACCTTTACGTGAAAAGCAGACATGCTGAGGTTTTGGGATTCTTGCGAAGCAACAGTTAAAGAAAAATATACTAGGGAGCGGGAGATGAAAAATGAACAAACAAAAATTTGAAAAATTAGACAAAGTAAAAGAACTACTTGACGAATTGAAAATGTCAGAATTTATGGCGCCACTTTTAGTTGGTGATCAGATTATGGAAATTATCAACGATTTGCACAATGATCCAGGACAATTTGGAGCGCAGGTATTTCTGCCATCGCCAGACAAAAAATATAAGTTTGTAGTGCGAATTTGTCGAGAAGAAAATTTAGAGGATTGAGTTAACGAAAATGAGGGTAGGATAATGGCTGAAAATAAAACTGGAATGATGACTTTACCAATCGACTATGCAAACAGAGCATTAGCAAAAGAGGAAATACTTGATGAACTTGTTGAAAGAGAAATTGTAGATGTAGATCTGTTAATAGAGCTTGCAGAAGATAATCCGTTTTGGATGAGTGCATTGAATTTTAACCGAGGTACAAAATGAACACTAACGAAAAAGTAATCGATACTATATGTCACATCAGACATTGCGGTGACAGATACGATATGTGCCAAGACATGCGGTCGTGGGTAGCTGAGAGAAATGGATTAATCCAGGACTTACTCAAAGCAAAAAAACAAATTGATCGCAATCGTATCGCTAAACGTCTGGATCGTGCGCAGAAAAACATCAGTGACATTATCACAAAAGTGACAGGCGACTTATGGCAAGGCAGTGATCAAGTCATTGCTGAGCAGTGTTTTTTAAAAGTATTAGAGGAGATGCAAAAATGAACATTAAAGAAGCGAAAATAGGCGATAAAGTGTGGGTTGAAGGTATTATCAATTCGTCCTTTTCAAATGGTGGAGTACATGTAAATCATGCTGGTGTTGACGCCTTTTATGATCTTGAGCGAACAAAAATAAAACCAGACGGATACGCAGGGCAGTCACCTAAATATCTTAAAAATATTATTGCTAAAATGCGAGAACTACCAGAGCACGACAGAGCCGTCTGGATTAAAGGTATTTTTAAGGAATTTGGTATTGAGAACGACATTAGCTATTATCTTGGCCACAAGCAAGGCGTATTACAAGCAAAGGATTCGCTAAAACCAGAAGTACTGCAGTATGTGGCGGATTGGTATGAGAAACATAAAGATAATTTGGAATATTACATTTGGGAATATATAGCCGAATGGGACAATCAAGAAAAAGATGATTTTTTCGTTTTTATGAATTTTAGCGCATTTAAGCCTATCCAGACGTTAGTTAACATGCATCAATTCGGATACACAATCAAAAAAGAAAAGCTGTATACGGTGGAGATACCTAATCCGAATGCTAAGCAAATAGCTTTGAGACTTGAAAAATGGGTTGAAGGAAAAGTAAGAATTGTTGCAACTTACTCATCTAATAATTTTACAGATTACATGCGCTTAACGGAACGAGAAATCCGAAAAGATTTTGATTGGGCGTGGCAGTTTGCGGAAGAGGTAACGGGATGAGTAGATTATCTAATGCACAGCTAAAGGCTTTTGATGAATGGTTGTTTGATTATCGTTTTATTGATAACAAGATTGCACTTCGAAAACTTGAGCTACAAACTGACATGAATACAGAAGTAGATAAAAATATCGGTGGAGGAAGAGCAAATTTTGTTTCAAAAGTTACTGAGGATGTGGTTGCAAGGTGGGATTCAGATAGGGAACTAAAGGGTCTATCCAATTTCAAAGAAGCAGTTATTGCAACGCTAAATCTTTTGGATGAAGAACTAACTGATATTTTTAATCTTAGGTGGGGCGTCGGTTCAAGTAACACTTGGGAAGAAATTGCCTATACAAGACATCTGTCGCGTAAGTCTATTTACCGCAAAAGAGAGCGGATTCTAGAAATATTTTCCAAAAAAATAGGAATGTGACACAAAAATGTATGGAATTGTCATCTTTTTGATGATAAATTGGTAGTATGAGTTTGAAGGTAAGGCAGATAGTGTCTTGCCTTTTTGCTATGCTTGGAGGTGATGGAAAATTGAGTAAATTAACCCTAAAACAGAAGCGTTTTGCAGATGAGTACATCATCTCAGCTAACGCGACAGCAGCGGCTATTAAAGCAGGGTATAGTAAAAAGACAGCAAGGTCAATAGGTCAAGAAAACTTGACCAAACCTGACATTAAAGCTTATATAGACGAGCGGCTTGAAAAACTTGAATCTGAAAAGATTGCTACGCAAGAAGAAGTCCTACAATATCTCACTTCAATTATGCGAGGAGACCAACAAGAAAAGACGCTCATTAGCGTTGGAGAGTTTGGTCAGAAGATAGTTGACATCGATGTTGGTGCCAAGGATAGAATCAAGGCAGCTGAGCTACTAGGCAAACGGTACAGGTTATTTACTGACAAGGTTGAAATGGATGTCAGCTCAGATGTAACCATTAACGTAGGTGAGTGGGATGACGACTAAACAGCGCCCTAAAATTAATATCGTGATCAAGCATCCTAGCAAAGTTTTTAACAAACATATCTACGACAAACTTTACAACTATAGCAACTTCACGGAAGTTCATTATGGTGGGGCGTCTAGCGGAAAGTCTCACGGTGTTTTTCAAAAGATAATTTTAAAAGCACTTAACCCTAAATTCAAACATCCCAGAAAGATATTAGTTCTCAGAAAAGTCGGTGCAACTGTTAGAGACTCTGTATTTGCTGATATCATGTCTAATTTGTCGTATTTCGGCATCTTGGATAAATGTAAGATAAATATGTCGGCTTTTAGAATAACGCTCCCAAATGGCGCAGAATTCATTTTCAAGGGTATGGACAACCCAGAGAAGATTAAGTCAATTAAGGGTATATCTGATGTGGTTATGGAAGAAGCTAGTGAGTTTACGCTTGATGATTATACGCAGTTGACCTTGCGTTTAAGAGATAAGAAACATCTAGAGAAGCAAATATACTTGATGTTTAACCCGGTATCAAAAGTAAACTGGGTTTATAAAGCCTTCTTCGTTAAGACACCTAAGAATACAGTTGTCTATCAAACAACTTATAAAGACAACCGCTTCTTAGATGATGTCACGAGAGAAAATATCGAGGAACTAGCCAATAGGAATGAAGCTTATTACAAAATATATGCTCTTGGCCAGTTTACTACACTTGATAAACTAATTTTTCCCAAATATGACAAGCAAATATTAAACAAAGACAAGTTATCACACTTGCCTTCTTTTTTTGGTTTGGACTATGGATTTATCAATGATCCTTCGGCACTTTTGCATGTTAAAATCGATGACGCAAACAAGAAGTTATACATCTTAGAGGAATATGTCAGGAAGAATTTGACCAATGACAAAATAGCAAATGCTATAAAGGACCTCGGCTACGCCAAAGAAGAAATCAGAGGAGATTCGGCTGAAAAGAAATCTAATCAAGAGCTGAGGAATTTAGGTATTCCTAGAATGATTGATGTTACCAAAGGGCCTGGAACCGTTATGCAAGGAATACAGTATTTGCTTCAATATGATTGGATTGTTGATGAAAGGTGTGTCAAGACTATTGAAGAACTCGAAAATTACACTTGGAAGAAAGACAAGAAGACTAATGAGTATACCAACGAACCAGTTGACAGCTATAACCACTGCATTGATGCCATAAGATATGCCGTACAAGACAGAATATACCAGTCGGCGGATAGAAGTAAGCGCATGAAAAATGCTAAATATTATTTTTAGGAATGAGGTGAAACTTTGGAAGAAAAACAATTTTTAGCAGGAACTCGTTTTAATGAGAATGCTAATAAGCAATTTATTATGCTGCAAGAAGACTTTGAAGCAATTGACTATGAATCAAAACTTTGGATAGATCAACTTAAGAATTACATTTCAAGGTTTAAAGCAGAACAATTAGAGCGTTTGAAAGAGTTAAAGCGATACTATCTTGGGGATAATAACATCAAGTATAGACCTGCTAAAACAGATAAATACGCAGCGGATAATCGTATTGCAAGTGATTTTGCTAAGTATATTACGGTATTTGAGCAAGGTTATATGCTTGGCGTTCCCGTTGAGTACAAAAATGAAAATAAAGACCTCCAGGCAGCTATTGACCTTATGTCGGTCAGAAACAATGAGGACTACCACAACGTCAAAATAAAAACAGATTTATCAATTTATGGAAGAGCCTACGAGCTGTTAACTGTTGAGAAAATAGATGACAAAAAAACCGAAGTAAAACTCTACCAGCTCCCGGCCGAGCAAACTTTTGTTATCTATGATGATACATACCAGCGAAATTCGTTGATGGCCGTTCATTTCTACGACATAGATTACGGCTCAGGTAAACGTAAACAGATTATCAAAGCATATACTTCCGACACAATTTATACCTACGAAGACTATAACCTTGAAACAAAAGGTATGCGATTAAAAGATTATGAAGGACATTTTTTTAAAGGTGTACCAGTCAACGAATACGCTAATAACGAGGAGCGAACGGGGGCTTATGAGTCTGTACTTGATAATATTGACGCCTATGATTTATCTCAATCAGAGCTTGCTAACTTTCAACAAGATTCAGTCAATGCGTTGCTTGTAATAGCTGGTAATGCTTACACAGGAGCTGATGAGAATGACTACTTAGATGATGGCCGATTAAATCCTAATGGTCGTTTAGCGATCTCAATTGGGTTTAAAAAAGCCCAAGTGTTAATTTTAGACGATAATCCTAATCCAAATGGCGTTAAACCGCAAGCGTACTTTCTCAAAAAAGAGTATGATACCGCTGGTAGCGAAGCCTACAAAAATAGATTAGTTGCAGACATTTTGAGGTTTACTTTTACGCCAGATACACAAGATATGAAATTTTCAGGAGTTCAATCTGGTGAATCAATGAAGTATAAGCTTATGGCTTCTGACAACTATCGTGAGAAGCAAGAGAGGTTGTTTAAAAAAGGATTAATGCGACGCTTACGCTTAGCAGCTAATATCTGGGCCATCAAAGGGAATGAAGCAACTACATATAGCCTTGTAAATGATACGAGTATAGTTTTCACACCTAATCTTCCTCAAAACGATAATGAAATTGTTACAGCTGCACAAAATCTTTATGGCATTGTTAGCGATCAGACTATCTTTGAAATCTTAAATACTGTCACAGGAGTAGATGCTGAAGCAGAGCTTGAACGCTTGAAAGAAGAAGCTGATAAAAAGCAATCTTTACCGGAGCCTAGATTGGTAGGTGATGCTAGTGGTCAAGAAGAACCAACGGCAGAAAAGCCTTAATTACTGGCAAAAGCGTCAAGAAGATATTCTAAGTTATTTAGATAGAACTGATTTAGATGTCTTTTCAGAACTGCAGAAGTTATATAATGAACAGGCTTTTGAGTTACAAAAGGAATTGTTTGATTTTTATACTAAGTATTCTGAAGAGAACAAAATGACTTATCAGGATGTCGTTAAAAAACTACGTCATGAAGATTTATCAGATTACGTAGCTAATGCTAACAAGTATCGTAAACAAGCTGAGAAAGATCCTGAGCTGCTAAAACGACTTAATGAGCAGTATGTATCAGCAAGAGCTACAAGGATGGATGCATTAAATCTTGAGCTTGTTTATCGTGCGGGGATACTAAAAGGTGTACTTGATTCAGCATTTGAAAATCATTTAAAAAAAGTTGCCTCATATGCTTATAAAAAAGCAATGGGTGGACGGTCAGGGACAATCAATGGTCCAGTTTTAGAAGAACTGGTTAGAACCCCGTTTGATGGTTATAACTATTCAGAACAGTTGTGGGGCAATACTGACAATCTTGTTAAGAATCTTCAAAAGAGATTAAAACAAGGTTTTGTTCGTGGCGAGCATCCTAGAGCGATGGCCAGAGATTTAGCTAAGCGATTTAATGTTGCTAATCACAGGGCTGAAACACTAATCAGAACTGATGGAACTATGGTGATTAATAATGCTACCGCTAGGCGCTACTTGAATGCAGGACTTAAGTATTATCGTGATTTAGTTAGACTTGATGACAGGACAACTGAGATATGCCGTACAATTGCTAAAGAAAACAAAAGAAAGCTATTATCTGAGCTAAAGCCTGGAATTAATGTAGCACCCTATCATTTCAACTGCAGAACAACTATTATTCCTGATGAAGATGAGCTAAGTATTGAAGTAGAACCAATTGATGATAAAAGCACTAAGTATTTTAAGGATGTCACCTCAGATTGGATAGATGGAAATGAGCATAAACCACAACTGTCACTACTAAATGAGTACGTAAAAAATGGCATTCCTTACAAAGTAGATGGCCATAGTGTCGTTCTTGATCATTCGAATTATGAATATAGAGTTGCTAATTGGTTATCCAAAAAGACAGGATTGCAAGTTGACATGGTGCCAAGAGTTAATTCCCCTGAACATATCAAGACTCCTGATTATTTAGTTGATGGAGTTCCTTTTGATCTAAAAGAAATCACAGGTTCGGGTAAAAACGTCATTGATGGCAATCTACGAAAAGCAAAAAAGCAGGCAACTAATATCATTTTTGATATAACAAAAACCCCTTTATCATTTGAAGAGATAATGGGGCAATTAGAACATATTTATATGATAGATCGTAGGGGTCTTGATATATCAATTATCAAAAATAAAGATGAGGTATTAGCTGTATTAGAAAAAGAAGGAGGATGACCCACCGCCTCCACAGTAAACTGCTTCATGGGCGTTAGACCATCATCCTTCTTTATCTCAATTATACATCACCCTATTAAAACTATCAAGGAGGAAAATATGTTTATTTGGCAAATGGTATTAGTGGCACTAGGTGTATTGGTACTCATATTGATTGTTGGCATTGCAGCAATAGCGGTTAAGTCAATTATTGCAGAATTGAAAAAAGAAGGATAAAACAATGAATAAGCGCATTAAGAAAAAACGTAAATTGGAAACAGCGGTTGTGATGCTTGTTGCAGAGAATGCCATGCAAGCAGAAGCTATTAAAAATCAAAACAAACAAATCATGGAGCTAAAATCAATCGTTCAACGAAACGCTCTGGCAACAAACGAAGAGTTAGCGACTGTTAAAGCTGCTACTTTAGATAACCAATCAGTTATCAAGGCAATTGGTGACACGGTTGACTATATTAAGAAAAACTACAAACGGAAGTGGGGGAAATAAAGTTTAACCGTGTCGAATTTGACCTCTTTACAAATCTAAACCAAAGTCGTAGCAATACGACTTTTTATTGTGTCCAAACTTTGTTGATGACACTAAAAGCTACACTGTTTCGTCGCAGGACGTAAAGCTAGACTATCGGTTGGTGGCGTAACCACTAGGAGAAAGTTATGGCAGAAGAAAATGTAACAACAGAGACAACTGAGCAAGTCGACACTCAAAAAGAAGCTGTTGAACATCCTAAGCATGAATATGAGCGAACTTTTACTCGCGCAGACATCTCAAAAATGATGGCTGCTGAACGCACTAAATGGGAATCTGAACAATCCGCAGCTATTGAAAAAGCTCGTACAGAAGGTGAACGTTTGGCCAAGTTGTCAAAAGATGAGCGCGCTAAAGAGGAGGAACAAAAACGTCTAGATGCTATCGCAGAGCGTGAAAAAGCAGTAGCAGAGCGTGAGATGCGCATTGAGACGCATTCCCTGCTTGTGGAGAAAGGATTGCCATTGGATTTTATTGATATTGTTTTAGCCACTACTGCAGAAGAGGTTAAGGCCAATATTGATAATTTACAAACTATTTTTGATAAAGCTGTTGAAAAACGTGTTAACGATCGTTTAACTCAGAAACCGCCACGAACTGGAAATGGCTCGGTCGGTATGACTAAGGCTGACATCATGGCGATAGAGGATGACGACGAACGTATGCGTTTAATTGCTGAGAATCGTAACTTATTTTAAGAGGGGAATATTATGGCTGAAAAAAACTTAAACACTATGGCGGACTTAGGAGATATTAAATCAATTGATTTTGTTAACAAGTTTTCCAAAAATATTAATGATTTACTAAAATTGCTAGGGGTTACTCGTCGTGAAACATTAACTAACGATCTAAAAATTCAGACCTATAAGTGGGAAGTGACTTTAGATCAAACTGATCCTGGAGAAGGGGAAACAATCCCTCTGTCTAAGGTTACTCGAACTAAAGATAAAGACTATACAGTGAAGTGGTTCAAGAAACGTCGTGCAACTACAGCTGAGGCAATTGCTCGCCATGGTGCAGCTCGTGCTATTACTGAAGCAGATAAGCGCATTATGCGTGAGCTTCAGAATGGAATTAAGGATGCATTCTTTACATTCCTCAAAACAAAACCAACAAAAGTTAAAGGCGTTGGCCTTCAAAAAGCGCTGTCTGCATCATGGGCTAAGCTAGCTACTTTTAATGAGTTTGAGGGTTCCCCGCTTGTTTCTTTTGTCTCTCCTTTAGACGTAGCTAACTATCTTGGAGATACTAAAGTAGGTGCGGATGCCTCTAATGTTTTTGGAATGACATTGCTTAAGAACTTTTTGGGTATGCAAAATGTGATTGTTATGCCATCTGTGCCAGAGGGTAAAATCTACTCAACGGCTGTAGAAAATCTAGTTTTTGCATCTTTAAATGTTAAAGGGGGAGACTTGGGCGGCTTGTTTGCTGATTTTACTGATGAGACAGGTTTAATTGCTGCAGCTCGTAATCGTCAGCTTTCTAATCTTACCTATGAATCTGTTTTCTTTGGGGCGAATGTACTGTTTGCTGAAATTCCTGAAGGGGTTGTAGAGGCAACAATCGAAGCTGCTGTTGTACCCGGCATTGGTGGTTAAAGGCTATTTATATGGGTGATAAACAACTTATTGACGATATCAAACTCTTTATAGGTATTTCCAAGGGTGATGGTGCGCAAGATGAGCTCATCACCCTTGCTATATATGAAAGTAAAGAGCGTGTGCTAGCTAAACTTAATGAATACTCAGAAACTGAAATCACCAAAATTCCTGATAGATTGAGGTTTATTGTCCGTGATGTTGCTATTAAACGGTTTAATAGGATTAATTCAGAAGGAGCCGTTGAAGATAGCGAAGAAGGAAAGACTTTTAAGTGGGACAGTTACCTTAAAGAGTATGAATCAACACTCAGAAGCGCTGCTATTGGGAAGGTATATTCAGGCAAAGGGGTAGCAAGATTTATTTAGGAGATACACAATGATCTATAAAGATAGAGTAATCTTAGTGTATGTCGATGAACAGGACGATTTTCTAGATAAAAGAACTGTTGAAAAACCTAGCGGGAAAATCCCCTGTATGGAAAATACTTTCACAAAATCTGAACAGATGGGGCTATTTGGTAAATATGATTTGAATGCTTTTAAGTTGCACTTGCAAGGCCATTACGACGGCTTTAGCAAGATTATCTACAAGGGAAAATCGAGGTTGATAAAGGGACTAGCACACCATAAAAATAGCACGGTTATTTATGTATGAGTCTTATTTATCGGATGAGAGGCCTAGATAGGTTTTTACGCAGCGTTGAGCGCAAGCAGAAGTCAGTACGAATCGCTGTAGATAAAGAGCTTAGTAAATCAGCTGCTAGGATTGAGAGACAGGCTAAAATACTAGCCCCGGTTGACACTGGATGGCTGAGAGCTCAAATCTACAGTGAGCAACAACGACTCTTACACTATAGAGTGGTTTCTCCTGCTTTATATTCTATTTATCTTGAATTAGGTACTCGTAAAATGGAAGCACAATCGTTTTTAGACCCTGCTCTGAGAAAAGAATGGCCTGTGCTAATGGCTAATATCAAAAAAATGTTTAAGAGGTGATGCATGGATTACTCACTGGAAACACTATATTTAAAAAAGGTAAAAAATAGATTGGGAGTTTTAGACATACCAATCTATTTTAAATTGCCTAAATCAGACGTTTTAGAGCCTTTTATTGTTGTAGGTACAAATATATCAGACTTGTCAAAAACAGCTCAAACTGGAGCAGTTATTGATGATTTTAGCCTGAATATCGATGCTTTCTTACCTGGCGATAGTCGTTTGGATGCAGAAGAGATAAAATCTCGCATGCTTAGACTGCTTGGGCGAAATAACCAAATAAAGGCTCAGATTTTGGTAGATAATTCAATAGGACGAGAAGTCTATAGAGTTGCTATCAACATTACAGAAACACTATTTTAAAGGGGACCTAAATGGCAAACACAAAAAAAGGAACAACTATTGAAATTACAACAGGTAAACCGATTGTAGGAAAAAAGATTTTTTACTTTATACAATCAGTTGATGCACCAAAGAAAAGTCAGGCTCTGTTGCCAGCCTATCGTACCGATGGTACTACAACCATGGGTGGTGAATACATTGATGAGCAAACCCAACAAGGTCGCGTTATTGAGAAGGCTACAGATGAACACTCTATTGATTTGACAACGTACTTTGTACCGACAGATCCATCTGTTGCTGTCATCGAGGAAGCTAAGAAAACAGGTAAATCTATCAAAATTTGGGAAGTTATTGCCGACGAAAGTGTCAAAGAACAGATTCAAATTCCTGAATCGACTGGACCCAAGAAAGATGTTTACCCTGCTAAGTTTGGGTACGCCAAGATTGACGAAATCGAACGCGGTACTGGTATTTCAGACTTAGTAGAAATGTCCTACACCGCTAACATTGTAGGGGCCTTACAAGATGGTAAATTCCCTCTCACGAAAGAAGAAATTGAAATGCTAGAAAATGTATACGGCTATCAAAATCCGGGTGATACTACTGGCGACTACGATAATATCACTAAATAGCACACAGGGGTGGCAACTGCTACCCCATTTTGATTTAAAAAGGAGATAAAATAATGGAATTTACAGCAGCAAAACGAAATATCGATATTAAATTTGATTTTAAAACTATGTTTAAGATCAATAATAAACTAGGAACAATTAACCCAGAAACAGGAGAGCGCAATGCAGATGGTGTTGGTGCTTTGTTTTTCAATATCTTAGAGCGTAATGAAAGCGCCATTGTTGACCTTGTGCGTTTATCTGCGGGAAGCGGAAAAAAAGCGCTAACTGAAGATGAAATTCTAGATGCAATTGCAGAAGCTGTTGATGAAGAAGGAACAACAGAAGGGTTGTTTGCTGAGATTGAAAAAGAAATGGTTGATTCTGGTTTTTTCAGAGCGAAGATTTTGAAATATATCGAAAACATGGAGAAATCAGCTCGTTATCTCAAAGCGAAGGACGATATGGACGCAACTCAAATCCAAATTATCGAAGACATGATTGGAAGAATGAGCAACGCAGTATCTTAGTAAATTGCGCACGGCTAGGGCTCACAGACATTGATACTATCTATAAATGTACTAAGTGGGAGCTAGAGGCTATTATGGAGGGGCTTGAGTATAAGCAGCTTGCTGAGCGCGAGAACCTCTCTGAATTGTCTCTAAAGCTTAGATATACATTAAATGCTAAAAAGGTTGATGTAGGTAAGCTCAAATACGATAAGCATAGGCTAACTATCAAAAGATCGTATCAAAAAGCTAGCCGTAGCCAAGCCGATAGTGATAGCAGTATTGTTGAGAGAATACAAATGCTTAATAATCATTTTCAAAATAGATAGATAAGGAGGAGTAGATGCCAGGAACATTTGATGGTTCTATTTTCGCTGATGTTGGTGCCAACACAAAGGACTATGAGCAGGCCATGGCTCGTATTGTTAGTACGACTCAGAATACTTTCAGAAAAGCCCAAGATACAGCGGTTAACAGTAGTAATAAAATGGTTCAAATCATTGGACAAATCATGGCCCAACTGGCGAACAACGGCGAATCGCTCGGGAAGAGACTTGGCTCTGCCTACGCTACTGGTTTAAAACTGAGCATTGGTGAAATTCAACGCATAGCAGCTTCCATTGGCGAAAAAATTCCCGAACCCATAAAGAATGGTTTTCAAAAAATCATTATTCCAGTTGCAAGTGTTATTGACAAAATACGGGGTAACTTAACCGGTTTCATTAATCAAACAAAAATGCAACTTCAGAATCTTGTGGGTATTGGTAAGATAAGATCTGCATTTGCCAAGGCTGCGACTGGAGTTGATATCTTAACTCAGAGGGCAAGTAGTAAGCTTAATAACTTATCTGCAATATTCGAAACGGACGCAGGCAAGCTTCCGCGACCATTCGGAACAGCGTTTAGAAAAATTGCCTCATCCGTTTCTACCTTGAATAGCTCTATACAGTCTGTTGGAGGGAAGATTTCTAATTCACTTGGTCAGCAAGTCTTGAACCCAGCCTTACAGTCATGGAATAATTTTTTTAGTTCTGTATCAGCTAAGGCGTCTGCTTTCGCAAACAAAGTGAGTACTAGTTTGTTTGGTCGGCTGACCTCAAGTTTAGCTAATTTATCAAGTAAAATAGGGAGCAGTCTTAGCAATGGTTTTAGCAGAATGTCTAGTTCTGCGGCTACTTCCTTGAATGGAATAAGCCAGAAATTCGCCAATACCTCTTCTGCTGGAGAGAGACTCAAAAGTACAGTGATGAGCATCGTGCAGGCCTTTAGTTTAATGGCTGTTGCTCAAAAAGCTATGCACGCTATTACTGGGGCAATAGACGGGGCGGTTAGTCGCGTTGATACCATGAAACGCTTTCCGAAAACGATGGCGCTATTTGGGTATTCTGCTGAACAATCTAAGGCATCAATTGATAAGCTATCAAAAGGAATTGAAGGTCTGCCAACTCCTCTAGACAGTGCTGTAAAAAGCGCTCAACAGCTCGCCATAACCACAGAAAGTTTAGATAAAGGGACTAGTTTAGCCCTCGCCTTCAATAACGCAATGATCGGTTACGGGGCAACAACTGAAGGGGCTGAGCAAGCACTCAGGCAGTTTAACCAGTCGTTGGGGTCTGGAAAAATTCAAGCTGAAGAGTTTAACTCTGTATCAGAAGCTGCGCCAGGTTTAATGTCTAAAATGGCGGAAGCCTTCGGTTTTGGTAAAAATGGCGTACAAGATTTAAAATCAGCCTTATCTGATGGCAAAATCACTGCACAAGAGTTCGCAGATAAAATGATTGAGCTTAACGATGCCCAAGGCGGATTTGCAGAGATGGCCCAATCATCGGCTGGTGGAATCCGAACTGCATGGAAGAACGTACATACCGCCGTCGTAAAAGGCGTAGCAGGTATGATTTCAGCCTTTGATGAAGCGGCTAAAGCTAATGGCATGAAGACCATTGCTGAAACACTTCTTAGTCTGAAGCCAGCAATAACCAGTGTTTTTGATACGATTAATTCTCTTATTCCAAATGCAGTTGCAGCATTCGCTAGGCTAAAACAGTCTATCAATATTGACTTTAGCCCATTAGGCGCCAGCGTTAAAGAGGTGTTTGCTCTTATTAATATTGTTTTTGAAGATTTTGCGCATACTGGTGAATTATCAGAGCAGGCTTTTGATAATCTAAAAGCAAAAATCACTTCTTTAGCTCCTAAAGTCATTGCCCTTTGGGCAGTGATGAACCCCGCTAGCGCTATATCAACGATAATGCCTTTGCTTTCTCTATTCGGAAAAGTTGGTCTAGCTTTAGGAAGCTTAGGGACTTCTGTCGGGGCGTTTGGCGGCATAATTTCTAGTGGGATAGCTAGTGCCAGCGGCGTTGTTGGTGCCTTTGCGGCAACTCTAAGCGGATTACCTGGCGTTTTTGCTACCGCAGCAGGGCGTGGGCTATCTGTGCTTGGAACTATGACAAGCGCAATGTCCAGTCTTGTGAGTTTAGCACTGGCGGCCATAGGACCGGCCGCTATTCTAGGTCTTGTGGTGGCAGGACTTGGTTTGATTAATAGTCAGTTTGGCGCACAAATCGAGCAGCTACTTAACACCGCAGTTACAAAAGGTCCTGGCATTATTCAAGGCCTTGTAAAAGGAATTACTTCTAAAATACCAGTTTTGATAGCTAGTGGCACTCAATTGATTGCTAAATTTGCAAATGCTATCGCAGTGTTATTACCAGTTATAATTCAAGCTGGCGTTCAGCTAATTACGAGTCTCGTCCAAGGTATTGGACAAAATGCAACGAATTTAATTAGTTCAGCAATAAAAATCATTGGTAGTTTTGTTAGTTCAATTGCGAGTGCATTGCCGCAGCTTATTTCTGTTGGAATGGAGCTATTATTAAATGTTGTCAACGGCATAGTTCAAAATATACCTCTTATTATCCAGCAAGCCCAGCAAATTATTGATAGTTTTGGGAATAGTTTACAGGCTAACCTTCCTAGTATTATTAGCAACGGTATAGCTATTTTGGTGAATCTTGTACAGGGAATTACTCAAATGTTGCCAACTGTTCTGCAGATAGCTACTCAAGTCATTACGAGTTTTGTATCTGGAATTGTACAGTTTTTACCGCAGTTACTTCAAGGTGGCATTCAAATCATTATTAGCCTTGTGCAGGGGATTATTCAAAATCTACCCCAGATTGCACAATCTGCTGTACAGATTATACAGTCTTTAGCTTCTGGACTGACGCAAGCTCTACCTCAGATTATCGCAGCAGGCATTCAGCTTGTTGCGCAACTAGCCGTAGCCTTGATAAAGGGGCTTCCACAGATTATTTCTGCGGGTATTCAATTAATTATGGGGCTCGGTAAAGCCATGTTAGGGGCTATCCCAAACGCTCTTTCAGGAGTTTGGGAAGGTATTAAGAGCGGATTCAGTTCGATGTGGGACCAAATCACAGGTAAGAGTTCCACAAGTACAGCTAAAGTCTCTGCGGACGCCACGGTCATGGCCATGAATGTTGGGATGCAAACGACAGCTATGGCTAATCAAGCTAATACAGATACGACATCTATGCTTAATAGCATTAGTCAAAATACAGAGCTTGCTAATATAAACGCTACATCAAATGCCACACAGATGGCTAATAACGTTAATGCTCAGACAGGAACGATGAGTCTTCAGGGGTTGAATGATTCGATGTCTCTTGCGAGTGGCATTAGCGCTAATATGTCTGTCGCTAATATAAACGCTACTACTCAGGCTCGAGAAATGGCTTCAGGGGTTAATGGTGCGACTTCTTCAATGAATCTAGACGCCATTAATCATACGCTCAGCTTAGCTAGTGGTGTTGGTGCGAACATGGGAGCTGCTAGCACAGGTGCAACTTCTCAGGCGCAAGCTATGAGCTCAGGGGTGAGTAACAGCCTGGCATCAATGCAGTCAAACTCAACTAAAGCAGCCTCTGGTCTGTCTAATAGTGTGACAAGCGAAATGTCTTCTGCAGCAACCTCTGCAACCTCAAGCGTTAATAGGTTGTCCTCGGCGGTCGAGTCTGGCTTCAATAAAGCGAAGACTTCAGCAACAACCTCAATGAATGGGATAGCCAATGCGGTTAAAACAGGATTTAGTAGCATTAACAGTACTGCAAAGCAATCTATGGCAAACCTTGTAAGTTCAGTGACTTCTGGGATGTCTCGTGCAACCGCGGTGTCTAATAATGCTTGTCAGAAGATCCTCTCAATATTCAGGGCTTTGGCAGGGCAGATGTCTTCTGCAGGAGCTTATGCAGGTCAAGGTTTTGCTAATGGTCTAGCTAGTAGCGCAGGCACAATCTACGCAATAGCTAACAGCATTGCCGCTAATGTAGCAGCAACAATTAGACGCGCTTTAGATATTCACTCACCATCTCGTGTCACTAAAACACTAGGTGCATTTACTGGAGAGGGGTTTGCCCTCGGTATGGCAGAGTGGATAGGTGAGATCAATAGCCTAGGTAAAGCATACGCAACAGCAGTTACTGATCAAAACTGGGGGGTAAATAGTACTGTTTCAACATCTGCTAAAGTTAATAATAGTGGAATCAATACCTCTCTTGATAATCTTAGCGAAGAGGTTAGGCAGTCTCAATTGTCAGAGCCTATCTTTGAAGTGCATAATGAGATTGTTGGAGATAAAATTTACACGGCTGTTAAAGAAAAAGAATCAAGAGAGCAATCTAAAGATTCTTATTTTGTTTTTGACTAGAAGGGAGTATTTTGGATTTATTAATAGAAAAAGAGAGTCAGGCAACTAGGTTGTCTGACTTTGGTATTTATAATATTGCTATTGAAGATAGCGCTCCTTTACTATCTGTATCACACCGAGCAGTCAAAGGAAGGAGTGGTTACATCTACGATGGGGCTACTTTTACGACTAAAACGCTTAAGGTCAAAGGAAGAGTGACGGTAAGCAACGTGGAAAGACTTTTGGACAAACAGGACGAACTAAACGCTCTGCTTGTTGTTGACGAACCTTTCTACGTGACTAAGATGTACCCTGAAAACTCAGATCTATTTAACTTTGAGCTTCCAGGGGAAAGCACAGGAGACCTGCAACTTATTGGCTCTCCTCATAAACCTTGGAAATATAGATTTAAAGTCATCTTAGACGACACTATCGCTTATGAATTTATAGGAAAAACCAGTCAAGGACTAAAATATAATCTTTCCTTCGCGCTAAGAACTGCTGAATTACCTTTCGGTGAGACAAAGCCAAAGGACATAACTCTATCAGGGGGCAGTTTTGCCTATGCAGGAACCGCTAAAGCAAGTCAGCTAGAGTGGCCTTTTATTATAGAGCTTACTCCTTCTGGAGGTCAGACTAATTTTTATATTGAAATTGATGGCAGGCGCTTTGAGTTTAAGCAGAATAGCCAGCTACAAAATAGTGATAAATTACTTTTGACAGGCATAGCTACCACACTAAACGGAAATTATGTCAATGCTAAAACGAACTATGAGTATTTTATCTTCAATCCTAATCCTAACAAGAGAATTACTTACAAAACGGATTTTCTTGGCACGATTAGGATTTTAAATTTTGTAGAGTTGTATAAATAGGGAGGTCTAATGATTACTTTTTTGGATCATCGTGACATTGAGTATGGGGTCATTAGTGTCATTAGGCATACTAATGCTGTTAATGGTGAGCGCTCAGTGAGCGGGGAAATTTATACAAACAGTGATGTCCTCAATAATATCGATAGAGGGTGGCGACTTAGATTTGAAGATGAGTATTACGTTGTTATTTACGCAAAGCCTGTTGATGTTGGTCAAAAAACGCAAGTTTCGTTTGATGCCATACACCAATTTTTTTGGGACTTCAGCAAGAGTAGTATCTATGAGGGTCTCGGAGATGGGTCTCATACCATTGATACCTATCTAGAGACAGTATTTAAAGGTAGTGGGTACCGCTATAAGCTAGAAGTAGGTGTGAACGCATTTAGAAAACAATCTTTTAATTATAAGTCCAGGTTAGATTTATTCAATGAGATTATTAAAGCGACCGGACTTGAATTTTCAGTCAGCGGGAAAGTTGTTCGGCTATTAAAAAACATAGGTACTGATCTGTCAACAGTGGTACGAAAAAATTTCAACATGAATGACCTTACCATTGAAAAGAATATTGATAGCTTTATTACCTATCAGAAAGGCTTTGGTGCATGGACCGACCCAGAGGACCACTCTAAGGGGAGACTTGAGGCGGAATACGAAAGTCCTCTTGCCAAGGAGTACGGTCGACTTGAAGGGGCGCCTCTGACGGATGAGCGCTTCACGGTGGCAGATAATCTAAAAGAAGCTTTAAAAAGTAATGTTGAAAATTCATATAAGATATCAGTAAAAATTGATATGGAAGATTTAACGAGAGCTGGGTATAGATGTGAGAGGCCGGTTGCTGGTGACTACATTATGGCGATAAATGAGACTTTAGGTTTTCAAGAGCGTATACGGATAGTTTCTTTTACAAGCTACTACGACGCAACTGGAGCTTTAGTAAAACATGAAGTCACTTGTAATGATATCGGATCTGTGAAAAAACAAAGCGTAGGAAGTCTGTCTATAAACAGTAGAATCAATCAGATAGATGCAGATATTGCTTCTGCAATTGAAGTAGCAACACAAGCACTAGTATCTGCTGACGGGAAAAATACTGTTTACGGTGGCACAGAAATGCCCAAAGATGAACCAAAAGGAACCTTAAAAAAAGGAGACATATTATTCCTAAAAGTTGGCGATACTACTAGAATGTATTTCTGGAATGGTGCTGAGTGGGAAGAACCTGAGGTTGTGAACGACCCAGAACGATGGCGTGAAGACCTCGAAAAACAAATCTCTGAGGCGATCGAAAAAGCCAAAAAAGCACAGGAAGAAATCAACCAACGCACCGATAAAGAGCTTGAAGAATTTAGAGCCGCCCTCAAAAACCTAGCGTTACCAGAGGAAGCGATTAAAAAAATCACAGAGGCTATAAAAGTTGATGACATCCCGTCTATTAAACAAAGCTTTGATGACCTCAAAAATAGAGTGAGTGAGACAAGCGAAGAATCTCGTTTAACTGCCGAAATTTTAGGGAACAACGGTAAGACACGCTACAACAAAAATTTGCTGGTCGGCAACCCTAATCGTGTTAAAAAAATTGATGAGGATTTTATCGAGGTAGAAGCTAATGATGGTGGTTTCAAGCGTGGCGAGACTTACACAATCAGCTTTAGTCAGACATGTGAGCCGCTCAAAAAAGTGGCTATCACGCTGATCCAAGCTAATAATAAGGGAGTTAAACTGGTACTGACACCTACTAAGGCAAAAATGGAGCCTGAGACTTTTACTCTAATTAAGGACACAGAGGTCATCAACGTCTATCCTTTGAGCTACTCAGTCACTTTAAGTGGTGACTGGTACAAATCTAAGCAAGTAGATTTAAATGCGTCGGAGGTGCGAAATATGGCTCTGGGGATGAGTTATAGAGATGTGGTTGATGGTAATAATGCTGATTTAGTTTTGGATTGGGCGGAAAACCCAGATATTATTTTTGACGGAAACGGAGGTATTTAATGTCAAAAGAAGTTGCATCAGCAAGGATACAGCATAGAGGCATGACCACACAAGGGTGGGAATCAAGTTCCGATATTTTAATGGAGCGAGAAATTGGAATTGACATGACTACGGGTTACCCAAAAGTTGGCGATGGTAAAAATAAGTTCAAGGACTTAAAAGACTTGCGTGGTCCTATGGGACCTCAAGGTCCTACAGGAGAAAGAGGCCCAATTGGCCCAACAGGTCCGATTGGCAAGACTGGAACGACAGATTATAATCAACTCCAAAATAAACCAAATCTAGATGCGTTTGCACAAAAAAAAGAAACTAATAGTAAAATCACCAAATTAGAATCAAGCAAAGCAGATAAAAGCGCTGTTTACTCAAAAGCAGAGTCAAAAATAGAGCTAGACAAAAAATTGAGTTTGACAGGCGGCATAGTGACAGGACAACTACAGTTTAAACCTAATAAAAGTGGTATTAAACCCTCATCTTCCGTAGGAGGAGCGATTAACATTGATATGTCTAAATCGGAAGGTGCTGCTATGGTGATGTATACAAATAAAGATACTACTGATGGACCATTGATGATTTTACGCTCTGACAAAGAGACCTTCAATCAATCAGCGCTTTTTGTCGATTACAGCGGTAAGACTAATGCTGTAAATATTGTAATGCGCCAGCCGAGCACACCTAATTTTTCCTCGGCACTTAATATAACCAGTGCCAACGAAGGCGGTAGTGCGATGCAAATTAGAGGCGTTGAAAAAGCATTGGGAACGCTAAAAATTACTCACGAAAACCCAAACGTTAAGGCAAATTACGATGAAAACGCTGCAGCGTTATCCATTGATATTGTCAAAAAGACAAACGGTGAAGGAACAGCCGCTCAAGGAATCTACATCAATTCCTCCACAGGAACAACTGGTAAAATGCTCAGAATCAGAAATAAAAATGAAGACAAATTTTATGTAGGTCCAGATGGCGGCTTTCACTCAGGTGCAAATTCAACTGTAACTGGTAATCTAACAGTTAAAGATCCAACATCTGAAAAACATGCTGCGACTAAAAAATACGTAGATGAAAAAATTGCTGAGTTAAAAAAACTCATACAAAAAACAGATTAAGGAGGATAAATGAGTAGAGACCCAACACTAACATTAGACGAGTCAAATTTAACGATCGGCTCAGATGGACGTGCTTATTATACATTTACGGCTGATGATAACACAAAAAGCGTTAAAATAGCCAACGACAAATGTATCGGTACAACTCGCTTTAACCAGCTCATGATTGAGCGAGGAGATAAGCCAACTAATTACGTGGCGCCCGTGGTTGTCGAGGGGACAGGTAATCCGACTGGACTATTTAAAGACCTCAAAGAGCTTAATTTAGAGCTGACAGATACTGCTAACTCTCAGCTCTGGACAAAAATCAAGCTAAACAATCATGGTATGTTACAGACATACTTTGATACGACTATTAAAAATGAGATTTTAACAACGGCTCAAGGTATCAGAGAGACTATATCTGATACTGAGCGAGGACTTAAGTCCGAGTTTCTAAGGACAGTGCAAGGTCAGCGTATCCAGCTTAAGAGTTTGCTAGAGCAAAAGACCGCTCAACTCGGCTTGACGGTCGATGGTCTAAAACTTGATTTAAACAAAGCAAACGAACAGACAGCTAGTTTACAGGCTAGTATCAATGGTTTGCGACAAGAATATCAAGACGCTGATAGGAAGTTATCCGCAAGTTACCAGTCTGGCATTAACGGCCTAAAAGCTCAACTAGCCAATGATAAAATCGGTTTACAAGCTGAGATACAAGCAACCGCTCAAGGATTATCACAAAAGTATGATAACGAGCTAAGACAGTTATCTGCTAAGATCACAACAACCTCAAGCGGCACGACCGAGGCCTACGAAAACAAACTCAATGGCTTACGTGCTGAGTTTACTCGCTCAAATCAAGGTATGCGGACAGAACTCGAGTCTAAAATCAGCGGACTAAGAACGGTGCAACAGACCACTGCTAACCAAATCTCACAAGAGATACGTAACCGCGAAGGTGCTGTCAGCCGTGTGCAACAGGACTTAGCTAGCTATCAGCGGCGTTTGCAGGATGCGGAAGATAATTACAGTAGCTTAACCCATACAGTTAGAGGTTTGCAGAGTGATGTGGGGTCCCCGACTGGTAAAATTCAATCACGCCTTACTCAACTAGCAGGACAAATTGAGCAGCGGGTTACTAGAGATGGTGTCATGAGTATTATTAGTGGCGCTGGAGACAGCATTAAATTAGCTATCCAAAAGGCTGGCGGCATTAATGCCAAAATGTCTGGTAATGAGATTATCTCAGCAATTAACCTCAACTCCTACGGAGTAACAATCGCAGGTAAACACATCGCTCTCGATGGCAATACGACGGTTAATGGCACCTTTACCACAAAGATTGCCAACGCTATCAAAATCAAGGCTGACCAGATTATCGCAGGCACGATTGACGCTGCTAAGATTAGAGTGATTAATCTAAACGCCAGCAGTATCGCTGGCTTAGACGCTAACTTTATCAAGGCAAGAATTGGCTATGCGATTACCGATTTGCTTGAGGGTAAAGTGATTAAGGCACGCAATAGCGCTATGTTGATTGATTTAAACAACTCTAACATCGACTTTAACAGTAATGCCACAATTAATTTTAATAGCAAAAACAATGCCTTGATACGTAAAGATGGCACACATACTGCCTTTGTACACTTTAGTAATGCGACGCCAAAAGGTTATACAGGGTCAGCGTTGTATGCAGCCATAGGTATAACCTCATCTGGTGACGGTGTTAACTCAGCTTCTTCTGGTCGTTTTGCAGGTTTGAGGTCGTTTAGGTACGCAGAAGGCTATCAACACACTGCGGCAGTCGACCAAACAGAGATTTACGGAGATAGTGTTTTAGTTGTGGATGATTTTAATATTACTCGAGGATTTAAGTTTAGACCAGACAAGATGGCAAAAATGCTTGACATGAACGACTTGTATGCGGCTGTAGTAGCGCTTAGTAGGTGTTGGAGGCATTTGTCTAATGTTGGATGGAATCCGTCTCACAGAAACTTTATCAACGCTGTTAATAGTGAGCTGAATAACTATGTGCAAAAAATTATTTAGGAGAAACAATGGATTTAACAATAAAAAATAAAGAACTCAATACACTATATAGTGTACTAGACAAAATCAAAATCACTAATATGCGTGCTAATCGTGGCCGTGCTAAGCTGCTTGCAAAAGTAGAGACTAAGCTAAGCGAGTATGCCAAAGATGAGATCGATATTATTGATCAATATGTCGCTAAAAATGATGATGACAAGTGGATTACAGATGACAAAGGTAATCCAAAAATTGAGGACACCTCAAAGTTAGCTGAGCTTAACGACTTTTTAGACGAGTTAGCAAGCGAGCCTATCGTCATCAAAGGTGGCGAGTACTCTAAGCGCTTTATCGATTTTTTGGAATATCTAGCCGAATCTGAAGATGAGTTTACATCAGAGGAAATCGTCTTAATTGATAATATTTTGGAACAATTTGAAGAAAGTAAAGGAGAATAATTATGCGCAATTGGAAAGTGACAGGAAAATACCCACAATTTGATGGCACAGGAGCAATAGCAAGCACACATGTCATTATTGCTGCAGAAGACGGCGCTGTTATCCCGCAACTTGTTAAAAAAGATTTAACAGGCACAAATGATAAAGACATTATCACAGCAGTGCTCGAAGAATTTAAAAAATCTGAATACGTCGAAATCGCTATGGGCGAAGCCGTGCAAAAAGTAGACGACCTTGAAAAAATCTCACAGGAAACCGCTAAGACTGCCAAAACTGCTCAAACAGCTGCTGGACTAGCTAAGGTGTCCGCAGAGCGCACGCAAAAAATGGCTAATCTACAAGCAATCCATCTACTAACAAGCGGAAGCAAAGTTGAACCCGATATCTACAAAGGTATGTTAGAGCTTATTGAGCCTGCTAAACAAGGCGAGTATCAGGCTTTTGACGTGTTTACTGTTGTAGATGAGTCGCACGAAGATCAAGCGGGAGAAGGGAACCTTGTCTTTGTACATGTCAACGAGCCGTTTACTTATGAGGCGCAAACTCTTAAAGATTTGGAATCAGAGGATAAAGTCACAGTCATTAAATATGCGGATTTGGTTAAACAAGATTAGAGGTGGTTAGATGATAGATTTTGTACAAATTGGTGCTTTTTGTGGCGCTGCTTTGTCTATCTTGGGTGTTTGGGGATTTATCGTCAATCCCTTTAAAAAAGCCATGGAAGCTAATGAGTTTGCCATGGCTCAACTCAAGGACTCAATTAAGGAGTTAGCTTATGAGCTTAAAAATCTTGATCGTGAACGTGAGATTACCAAAAAAATTATCGACCGCCACGAAGAGCGTTTAGGTCGTGTCGAAGATGAAGTCATTATTAATAAGGAGCGTATTGTCACGCTGTTTAAAAAAGGAGAAGAAAAATGAACAAATGGTTTAAAAAAGTAGCAATCAAAACAATTAAGACAATGGCACAAACTGCGGTTGGTCTTATCGGGTCAAGCATGTTGATTACGGATATTAACTGGCCTACTATGCTATCAGCAGTGTTGTTGTCAGGACTTACTTGTGTCCTCATGAATGTGTCACAAATCAAGGAAGAGGAATAAGCCATGCGAGCAATCACACGATTAGCATTAGTTATAGCAATCGCAATACTGTATGTGCCATTATCTGTGGTTGCTCTTATCTTTTATCCGTTTTTAGATAAGGAGGGATAAATGGCTACATATCAGGAATATAAAAGTCGTTCAAATGGCAATGCTTACGATATTGATGGATCGCTTGGTGCGCAATGTTGGGATGGCTACGCAGACTACTGTAAGTATCTAGGACTGCCATACGCAAACTGTACAAATACAGGATATGCAAGGGATATATGGGAACAACGTCACAAAAATGGTATTTTAAACTACTTTGACGAAGTAGAGACTATGCAAGCTGGAGATGTCGCAATTTTTATGGTAGTTGCAGGTGTTACACCGTATAGCCATGTGGCTATTTTTGATAGTGATGCAGGTAGTGGATACGGATGGTTTTTAGGTCAAAACCAGGGTGGAGCAAACGGAGCATATAATTTAGTAAAAATACCATATTCAACGACTTATCCTACTGCATTTAGACCAAAAGTTTTTAAAAATGCAGTTACTGTTATAGGTAATATAGGACTAAATAAAGGCGATTATTTTATTGATGTATCAGCTTATCAACAAGCAGACTTAACCGCTACTTGTCAGCAAGCTGGCACTACTAAAACGATTATCAAAGTATCCGAGTCACTCGCTTGGCTGTCTGATAGGCATCAGCAACAAGCTAATACTAGTGACCCTATTGGTTATTATCACTTTGGACGATTTGGAGGAGATAGCAACTTAGCGCAACGAGAAGCAGATTTATTTCTGTCCAATTTACCAACCAAAAAAGTCTCTTACTTAGTCATTGATTATGAAGACTCTGCAAGTGCCGACAAAGAAGCTAACACTAATGCAGTTATTGCGTTTATGGATAAAATTGCAAACGCTGGATATAAGCCTGTTTATTACAGCTATAAACCATTTACGCTTAATAATATTGATTATCAGCAAATTATCGCTAAGTACCCAAACAGCATTTGGATAGCTGGTTATCCAGACTACGAAGTACGAACAGAGCCACTTTGGGAGTTCTTCCCTTCAATGGATGGTGTGCGCTGGTGGCAGTTCACAAGTGTAGGAGTAGCAGGTGGTTTAGATAAAAATATTGTATTATTAGCAGATGATAGTAGCAAAGTGGATATACCTAAGATTGACAAACCACAAAGCCAGCTTACTTTTAATCAAAAGCTAGATACTAACACTAAATTAGACAACTCGAATGTACCTTACTACGAAGCAACCCTTAGCACAGACTATTATGTAGAGTCTAAGCCAAACGCAAGTAGCGCTGATAAAGAATTTATCAAGGCAGGAACTCGTGTAAGAGTCTATGAAAAAGTGAATGGATGGTCACGTATTAACGCTTCTCAGTCTGACCAGTGGGTCGAAGATAAGTATTTATCTAATGCAACACAAGTATAAAATAGGAGGTAAAGCTCCTTTAGATAAGACAAATGCCCTCGCTTTTGCGGGGGCTGTTTTTGTTATAAAGATTTTAATTGTTATTTAAGCATTTTCGTTGATTTTTTTCTTTTTTGTGCTAAAATATTTTGTGATTTCTTATTATTAAAGAAGAATAGGGTACACTTATAAGTGAGAAAAATTGTAAATGTTAATTTTAAAAAGTTTTTAACTTCATCTTTTCTATTGTGGGTATTTATATCAGCTATAATTCCAACGTGTTACGCGTATGAGATGAGTAGTGTGGGAGTTATTAATTTAAGGAATTTATACTCTACATATGATCCAACAGAAGTAAAAGGAAAAATAAATGAAGGTCCGCCATTTTCAGGTAGTTTGTTCTACAAAAATATTCCTTATGGCAATAGTTCGATTGAATTAAAAGTAGAACTTAATAGCGTAGAAAAAGCTAAATTTTTTTCTGGTAAAAGGGTGGATATATTTACTTTGGAGTATTCTCCTCCCTGTAACTCTAATATAAAAAAGAATTCATATGGAGGTATTACTTTAAGCGACGGTAATAGAATTGATAAAAAAAATATACCTGTTAATATTTTCATAGACGGCGTTCAACAAAAATATAGCTATACAGATATAAGTACAGTGAGTACTGATAAGAAAGAGGTTACTATTCAGGAACTTGATGTGAAATCAAGATATTATCTTCAAAAACATTTTAATATATACGGATTCGGTGATGTTAAAGATTTTGGCCGCTCCTCTAGATTTCAATCTGGCTTTGAGGAAGGAAATATTATTTTTCATTTGAATAGTGGAGAGAGAATTTCTTATAATCTTTTTGATACAGGACATGGTGACAGAGAGAGTATGCTAAAAAAATACAGTGATAATAAGACCGCTTATTCTGATCAACTTCATATTGATATATACTTAGTTAAATTTAATAAATAAAACTCTCACTTCTTAAGGAGAAAAAATGAGATATAATTGTCGCTACTCACATATTGATAAGAAAATCTACAGCATGATTATATGTTTGTCATTTCTTTTATATTCCAATGTTGTTCAAGCAAATTCTTATAATACAACCAATAGACATAATCTAGAATCGCTTTATAAGCATGATTCTAACTTAATTGAAGCCGATAGTATAAAAAATTCTCCAGATATTGTAACAAGCCATATGTTGAAATATAGTGTCAAGGATAAAAATTTGTCAGTTTTTTTTGAGAAAGATTGGATATCACAGGAATTCAAAGATAAAGAAGTAGATATTTATGCTCTATCTGCACAAGAGGCTTGTGAATGTCCAGGAAAAAGGTATGAAGCGTTTGGTGGAATTACATTAACTAATTCAGAAAAAAAAAGAAATTAAAGTTCCTATAAACGTGTGGGATAAAAGTAAACAACATCCGCCTATGTTTATTACAGTCAATAAACCGAAAGTAACCGCTCAGGAAGTGGATATAAAAGTTAGAAAGTTATTGATTAAGAAATACGATATCTATAATAACCGGGAACAAAAATACTCTAAAGGAACTGTTACCTTAGATTTAAATTCAGGTAAAGATATTGTTTTTGATTTGTATTATTTTGGCAATGGAGACTTTAATAGCATGCTAAAAATATATTCCAATAACGAGAGAATAGACTCAACTCAATTTCATGTAGATGTGTCAATCAGCTAA